CCGACAGGCACTTGACAGCATCGATTACCATAAATCCGTGATTGAGGGGTGCGAGAAGATGCTGGTAATACTGAACCCAGAGTTTGCCCGGGAGAAGGAGAGGGAGAGTGAGATCGCTAACATGAGAAACGAGATGTCCGATCTGAAGGAGGCTAACGCAAGGTTGGTTGCCATGATGGAGCAACTTGTCGGTTCCGTGAACGGTAATAATAACAAGAATAAAAAAACAGAGTGATATGGGAACATATAGCAGAAAACTGAGAGAGCTGATCGAGGAATTCGACGCCATGGAAGACGAGGATATGTTAGAACTGGCGAAGGAGGCCTATAAGCTTGGCTGTAAGGAAGGGAAGCGGAAGGCCATGGAAGGCTATGGCAACCGCATGGAGGAAGACGAAGACGATGAGTTCGAGGACGACGACGAGTTCCGTGAGATGTGGGAGCGTGGCGGCTACGGCAACCGTGGCGGCGGTCGTGGATCATCCGGTGGCGGTTATGGCAATCGCCGTGGGGTGCCGGGCACCGGACGCTACTCGAGACGATATCGTAGATAACCATGAGGGGGGACCGGTTTCCCCCTCCTAAAAAACAGAGGAATATGAGACTAGATATGTATGATGATTTCCCTTCCGGGATGCGATCCTACCTGAAGGCGTATGGCTGGCATTTTTCCAAGGCCATGTGCGATTGGGCCGTATCCATGATGGAGAAGGAGGACGGAAACGGGAAGAAGGTCAAGATAACCCCTTTCACCAAGGAGCAGGTGGATGAGATGCTGAAGAAGTATAGCGTTGACGTGAAGAAAAAGGGTGGATACGATTATGTTTACGCCGCCAACATGTGCAAGGCCGATTACCTTGGCTCCTCCGTGCCTAACGAGCAGTACGCCGCTCTTTATGTCAAGAACGTCTGCGACGATCCGGACGCTTACGACGGGATAGTGTTCACCCGGTTCTATGCTGATTGCATCGGGTCCGGCACGCCTATAATCTGGGAGGAGATGATGTGATGGGAGGCTGGGGCTACATACTGAGGATCTTTAAGGGAGAGTCCCCCAAGGACGTGCTGGCGAGTATGCCGGAGAAGGATTTTGACAAGGTATCCGAGGTGGTGGGCAATCTCAAGGCAACCAATCTCACCCGGCAACAAAGGAGGAGGATAGAGCGGGAGTTCAAGACGGTAAGGAGATGATACGACGGGATTACCATATCAAGAGATACGATTGGGTGATCCACGTGCTGTATAACGTCACCTGCTCGAGGACATCCGATATCATAGCCCTATTGAGGAGGGTCGGTTGCCCGGAAAGCAAGATACGGGAGGCTTATGGCAATATGGGGTCGTGCAATCTGGACGTGGGACTTACTTATTCCAGCTACCGGCGAAGGGAATCCGTCATGGTGATAGGCCGGACCTCGTCCTATAGGGAGTTCGCCAATTCCCTGTTCCATGAGTGCCGCCATTTGACGGATCATATGTCCTTGGCCTTGGATATGGAGATCGGAGGGGAGCCTATCGCTTACTTGGCTGGCGATATAGGAGCCTTGATGTCCGATGAGATAAGGATGTTCATCTGCGATTGCCATCGTCACAGGAACGATATAAACGATGAGTTATGGGAAAGAAAAAAGAAGATAAAAAGAAAAAGGAATCCGCAAGACGGGAGATAGACCGCCTCACGGATTCCTTGGATTTCGAGCCTGTCAACTTCTATGAGGTGATGGCCCGGATACGGCACTTGATGTGCCTGTTATAGCCCAATATCGCTTATTATTCTCCGGCCTATACGCCGTTGGCAGGGGAATCACCCCCCGGCATAGTTTAAGTAAAATGTAATAGTTAAGACTTGTTCTGACATTTGTTTTATATCTTTCCTAATAATTCGTTATACTCCTCTATCCATTCAAGTTTTATTGGAAAACCAGCATTGTAATAACGCGATACAGCCCCACATAATTCATGAAATCTAGCCCTATGAACATTTTTATAATAAATATCCTTTGGCATTACCCCTAACGGAGGCATTTGTTTTTGTCCTGTTTCCATTTGTTTTGAACTTGATAAAAAATCTTTTATTTTATTGGCTAGTCCTATCAGCATTTCTGATTGGAGCTCATTGAACTCCTTGCAGTACCTCATGTCATCTTTATGCTTCTCTTCCGGAGACCGATCATCGCCTACGCTGCAATATCCGGCGAAAGAGTTTACCGGTAGTGGTCTCATAGCCTCTATAGCTAGTTTGATCGATTTCTCTTTGATGTTTTCTTCCATGATTTATTATTATTTGTTACCATTCTATTATTAATCCATAATCCCCTCGGTGCCATTCTCCTTGATAGAGCTTGAATCCTTGTCTCATGAGTTCAAGTTTGCACTCATCGGAGAAGTATACCCAATGCGGGAAAAATATTTTATACTCGTTTCGTTTATTCGCTTCTTTTATAGCATTATATATCAGATCTAACGATGGTGAGTTTTTTTCTAATTCTCTAGCTTTCATATATTTTTTTAATTATGAGCCTTCCCATGAAGGCTCGGTTAATACTATTCATTTTTGCTACGTTTCTCGATCATATAAATATTTTTACCATCATTTACCGTGACCAGAAATAACTTATCGCAATTTAGACATTTGCAATTATATAACCCACAGAGAAAAGATCCCTTTATGTATCTAGTCGAATGACAGAATGGGCATTTTATTGAATTATCCATGATTTTTAGGTATTCTCATCCAGTGTGTAATGTCTTCATCATCAACGTGACCATTTGACAAAGCCCACATACTTTTATTATATCCTTTATTCTCTCTTAACCAGCCTAAGACAAGATGTCTTATAGAATTTTTATCAAATAACAGAACCTCTTCTCCGGGTGGCGGTAGCCGATCCTTCACGCTTATCCACGGGAATTGCTTTGCCTGCCATTCGGCACCTGCTATAAATCCCTGATAATACGCCGGGAATGCACTACCGCTACTCCTGCTTTCAGCGAATAAATGAGCCGCTTCTTCTACTGTCTGTCTCATATCAATATCTCTTTCCATGATTTTAAATAATATTTAAATATTGCTAACCACACATTGTTAGTACACGGTAAACCTGTATATTTGCGTTGCGTTTGGTTGGAACATTAACACCTCCAATCTGGTGAACTGTCATTCACCTCCTTGTCCTATCTCCCTTGTCCGAGAAAAGAC